ATTTTTAACTTAGAACTATCTATACCATTTATTGCTTTCACCTTTAATCCATTTATAAATACATCACCAGAAGCAGTTGCTCTTGGTTCATTATTTATATTTTTAGATTTAGCTATAATATTTTTAGTAGCATCGGCTTTGCCTTGCTCATAAAAATGATTCGCTATAGTGTCTGCATTTTTAGCTGCATAGATGGCTTTATGATAACCTTTGTAATCTGTAACATTTCCTTTTTCGTCTAAGAACCTCCCGACAAAGTTTGTAAGATTAGATTGATTTTCTGCAACTTCCCCAATATTATTTACATTATATCTAAATCTTTTTTCTCCGACATTAAAATCAAAACCTTTGAATTCATCGTTAAAGAAAGTTTTAGTACTTTGCTTAAATTGGTTATGTTGCTGTTGAACCATTTCTTGTTCTTTGTTATATCTATTGAAAAATTCCATTGCTTTTTGTTGTTCTTGAGTAGCGCCCGGTCTCAACTTGATCTCGTCGTAATACTTCTTTTTCGTTTCCTCCAAAAAGTTTTTGGCTTTTGCAATTTCTTCTTTATGAGCGAGTTTTTTCTTTCTTATGTCTCGCTCTTCATCCATATCTTCATCGTATGAGAAATTATCTTCCATAATGAAGTCTATTTCATCTTGATTTAGATGTGGTTTAGTATTTTTATAATATTCTTTTAATAACGCTTCATCATCAACTGATGAATAATCTTTACTTAATCTAACATAGTCTTCTACAGAACCACCAGTTTCCTGCATGAATGTAACTAGTTTTTCTACATTCTCTGGTAAAGCATTTTTCGGTTGTCTTTCTTCTTCATATTCCTTAGTGGATCTTTCTTCTTGAACTGTAGCTGTGTTTTCAGTTTCTTTTTCATTTACAACTTCTATAATAGGAGATTGAGTTATTTCTTCTTTGCTTTCTTCTTTAACTTGCTGAACCTCTGCCCCGGTATCCTTAATTTCTTGAATACCCCCGGTAGGTTCGCTGCTAGATACTTCCACTGTGCTTGACTCCTTATCGGCATTTTCTTCTTTTTTAGTTAAATCTAATTTAGCTATTGTTGGTTCTTTTACCTCTGGTTTTTTAGATAAATCTATTTTAACCGGGGTTTCTTTCTTTTTGTTAGCAAGTTTCTTAGGTTTCTTTTTTATCTTAAAATCCCCTTGCTCTAAAGTCCCATCTGGAGCTTCCTTTACTTCTTCTTTTGACATAATATAATATAATAGTTAATAATCCTTATTTAGGGCCGAATTGGTCTAATCCAAATCCTCCTAAATTATCATTACCCTGCGATTCAAAATCAGTGGGTAATAAGTCGTTTTGTCTTTGATCAATCATTTGACTTTGTTGAGTTGCTTGAATTCTTGTTCTTTTATCTTTACGATCTTCAATCATTTCCTCTCTATCAACTTCTTTCTGGATACTAGCTTGAGCAAGCTGCATGTTGTATCGGAATTCTTGCTCCATCAACTGTTTTTTAATCTCTGCTTCCTGTTGCATTTTTTCAACAGCGAATTGAGATTTGGCTTGTTCAATTTGAATTTCAGTCTCAGCTAAAGCTTGTTGTTTTTGAAGTTCTGCTAAAACCGCTTGCTCTGCTGCTTGTGCATTTGCTTGAGCTTGAGCTTGGATATTAGCTTGTTTCATTTCTTGATCTTTAGCTTCCTTTTGCTTTCTACGCTTTTTTAATAATTGATTAGCTAATTTTAAATTATTAACCTCTCTTATATCTATAGCGTCTTCTAGATCAATAGATTGAGTTTGTAAAGCTATTTGAATGTTTTGTTCTAGTGATGATTTCTCTTCCTCATCTGGCTCTAAAGATAAAAATATCCCAAAGTCGTGTATGTTTAAGTTAGTTAGTTCGTCTAAAGTTCCTACGTTGTATTTAGATATACTATGCTGTAAAGAGTTTCTAGTCAATGGAAACATTAAAGAATCAGATATCTTTAGTCCAATATTTTCACATGTTCTTAAAGTTAAGAATAAACTAGCTTGTAATATGTGTCTAGTAGCAGTGTTAGAATTAGCCGCAGCTAATTTCTGCAAACCTACCAATGCATCTTTATCTGGGCTACTTCCATCTCTAGCTTCGTTTAATCCAGTAACATCTCTAACCATTTGTAGGTAGTATTGATATGTACCTATTAATGATTGAATTTTAGCACCACCACTAGAAGATTGTAATTCTTGTATAGGTACTTTACCATGGTTTAAATCTCCGTCTTGTGTTAGAGATCTACCAACAATACTACCAGTCTGGAAGTACATATTTAATGCTTCTTTAGGATTGTAGTTTGTTCCGTTACCTAAATCTACCTCAGCTAAACCATCTACATCTAAATAAACACCATCAGGTACCATTCTAGATAATACTTGTTGTAATTTTAAATGAGTTAATTGAATCATATCAGCAAAACCTGTAACTCTACTCACTAAAGATTCTATCCTTCCCCTATACATTCTAGGAGCACAGATGTTGTAATTCATATTAACTTTTACAGTGTCAGCATATGGTCTTGTCATATTCTCTGCCAACTCCCATTTTAACATTATTGGAGCTCCTAATATTTTTGCTCCTGAATATAATACCTCTATTGATCTAAAAGCTTTTTTAAAGTTATCTGTTTCAGGTGGATCAAACGTATCCGTTTTTTCAATAACTTTTTCTAAACCAGTCGCAGTTTGTTTAATTTTAAAAACTTGATTAGCATATGTTTTATATTCGAAGTATACTACCTGTATTGTATTATCATCTGTCCTACCATTCCAAGTTCTATCGTATTCGGAGTTACCTTTATACTTTTGAATTTCTTCTAATTCACTAGCAGTTAAATAAGGGAATTGTTTTTTTAACTCAGGTAAACTAATATTTTTAACTTCTCCTACGTAATATAAATCTTCAAAGTTTGGATCTTCAGTATAAGAATAAACTAATCTTGATGGATCAACATAATCTACAACAACCCCTTCAGATCTATTAAAAGATGTTTTTACAGCTCCAATCCCTAGAACAGTTAAATCATAATTAACTCTTCTTCTAGTTAAGTCATATTTGTTTTTATCTAAAACCAAGTTAATAACTTCTTCTTCAGCAACTTCAACAGACTGTTTATAATCCATTTGCATGTGTAGAGATAAATCATCGTCATCTTCTAGTTCTAAACCTTTGCCATTGCTTTTTGAAATATCTAACCCTGTAGTAGCTTGAACCTCAGCTATAAGATCTTTTTGGATCATATCTCTATAAAGACCTTCTGCGTATAGAGTTCTTTTAGCAATAGACTCAGGATCTTGAGCATACGCTTTTATATCATAAGTTCTTTGTGACATTCCATTCACAACAATATCCACAAATTTAGGAATAATAGGTACTGGTTTCCAATCTAGATTTAAATAAGACAAATCTCCATCTATAGCTAATTCATCTTTGTATTTTTGTACAGATTGCTCTCCTCTTGCGTATAAACGTAGGTTATTAAAGTTATTCCAATTGGTATTAAACCTATAACCAGAGGTTCTAGACCCACTAAACCATTCACCTTCTATAGCTCTTCCCACTGCTAATCCATATTCTCTTGTAGCTTTCTCAGCGTCAGGTACCACCTGATCAGGAAAAGTGCTATTACTATTAGTATAAATCTGCATTTATTTTATTATTTTTGAAATTGATCCTTCATTGTTATATCTTTTGAAACCCATGTTTACAGGTTGTCTTATAGTTTCTGGCTTAGGTCTATATCTATTTTTATTACAAGCCATTATAGCTAATCCAGAGCTAATTGAAGCATCATGCTTAGTCCTGTTATTTATATTAAATCGTGCCCAATCTTCTAAAGTCTCTTGGTGGTACATATCTCCGAACTCTTCTCCTTTAAAACCAACATATGTTTCTATATAAGTTTCAATTGCCGCTGCATGAGCTTGCTTAATGTCTTCGCTAGAGTTAGGTATTCCACCAATCTCTCTTTCAGTTACAGATAACTTGTTCCACACTTTGTCTGGTCTGTTCATACTGAAACCTCTATAACCTCTTCTTTTGAAATGATACAATAACCTTGGTTTATTATTCTCTGCTAATATAGGCATCCCATAAAACACACAAGCCATAAGTACATCTTCAAAAAAAGTCTCCGCTGTCTGCGGTCTAGCTATGTATTCTAAAAAGAAATGATTTGGTGGTGCGTCTTCCATCGAAAATTTAGTTAGTCCATGAAGCGATCCATTAGATCCTTTACCGTCCACAGTACCACTGATGTCATAACTATCGCATCCAAATGCTCCAAGATGTTCATTTCCAGGATATTTGACCCCATTTTTTACTATCACCTGATTTTGTAAGTTTTTAGGTGGAATCCAACTAATCTTGAATCTACCATCTTTATTGGGATAGAATATGACTTTTGTATCTTTTATCCCTCTCTCCCATTGGAAACTCCCTTGGGTTACGTTTGCTCTGTTATTTAATTCTTCATTAAAATCAATTTGCTCGTAAATCTTAACTAAGTTAAACAAGCTCTCTTTAGTTTCATCTCTAAAGGCATGTTTCTCTGTTCTAGGAAACTGTCTGTAAAATTCGTTTAATCCGTCTTTGTCTTGCTTTAATCCCTCTACTTCATTCTCCCAATGCTCTACAACTCCAACTTCGATTTCACTTCCATCGACTCCAAACACGGGTGTTTTTGGAGTAGTGAATACAGGTAATCCAAAAGTGTCAATGTATCCCTCGTAGGACCACTCCATAGGTATGAATAAAGAATATAATCCCGAGCTTGTTTGGCCATTTCTATTTCGTTTTGTGACATCTGAGTTATAATAAAGTTTCTTGAAATTATTCCCTCCTTTATCTAAAGCGTTAGATGTGCTACCCATCATACATTTACCAACCACTCTACTACCTAATCTTAACGTGGTTTTAGTAACTCTCCAGTTATTAAGGATGTTATCTGGTCTCTCCCACTTACCACTTTCATCGTGAGCTAATATCTTTAATTTCTCACCATCATAAGAGTTGTCTCCAGTATTTTTCCAATCTATGGTAGTATCTAATCCTACTATATCTTGTAACTGTTCATTTGCTTCAAGTTTTCTTCGTGTAAGTTTTGAAGCTGGGACTCTGTATGCCAGTTCGGTTTTAGGACGATCCATACCATCTTGGATCGGCTTGAAGAAAAACGGATAGTTAACAGAGATCGGTACAACTTTATCTGTGAACATCTTTTTAGCATCGGCTCCTGTTTTGGATAATATACCAAACCTTGCATCACTTGAGATTGTAGCGGAGTTAACCAATTCTGCGGATGCCATAAACGAAAATCCAGAACGTCTGTTCTTAAGGTAGCATATTCCGTAACATCTTTTATCAGCTTTACATGCTTCCCAGAAATAGAAGAATAACTTATTGGATTCTCTATAGTCTGGTGCTCCAACATCAATTTTTGACCATTGCAAATACATGTAATGAGTGCCAGTGATGTAATTAGGGACGCCATTATTATAATACCAAAAACCTTCTTCACGTCTTCTAAACTCTTCGTTAATATAGTCATACCACTTCTCTTTAAAATCTAATGGATATTGGTCCCAATCAAAAGTACTTTTAATTCTTTTTAATTCTTTGGGGTATTCAAATTGTTCCCAGAATTGTCCCTTTGGTTTTTCATTGCGTTTATAGCATTCATATTCTGCTGGTAAAGCAATTTTGAGATTCTGTATCTCAACGATTGTTCCAATTTGTCCACTTTTACTTATTACTATAAAATCATATTCTTTATTGTATCCATACTCCCACTTCTTATATCTGTTCTGTTTTTTAAGAATCTTGGGGTTAACAACGTCTTTAAGCTCTTTCCATAGCGTTTGTTCGTACATCACCTACTCCTCCCTTCAGCAAAACCTTTAAAAGTTTTTTCCTCTTTCTTCTCTTCTTTAGGTTTATTATCTAACATTTCTTTCTCAACTTCAATGCGAGTTAATATCTCAAAAGCGTCAAAGATGGCTAATTTCTTAGTGGCAGCAGCATTTTTTAATCTATCAGCAGATATATCATCTTCAGAATCTACAATAGGTTCTTTTGCTATCTTAATTAATTCTTCAACCGCCTTGTGCCCAGCTTGGATTATACTTAACTTTATTTTCTTCGTACTCATGAGTTAAAGCAATGTTATTTGATTTCATACAATAAAGACGTTCACCTTCTATAACAAACTCAAATTCAGAGTTAGGGGTGAATGTCACAAGCGATCCAGGAATGATTCCCTTAGCTTCTAAGGACTTATTACTATATTTTATGATTCCAGCAAGAGGTTCCTCCTTCAGTGTGCTAAAGCTATCCGTAGATAACACTGGATGCACAAAGCAATAGTTTAAGTTACAAATCCAATTATCGTCCCTATTATATAAATAGATTTGCTCAATATCACAAAAGAATAAATTATCTTTAAAGAAAGAAGAGCTATTCTTCTCTCTTCCTTTCATATCATAAAATCTGCGAAATACATTATGATGTATAACAACTTCATCCCCAACTTTAATGTCTGTTTTATAAGCTTCAGGTACTACCACCACTATTGCTTTTTTACTTACAGACTGGAAAGTTTCTAACTTAGTATTGGTAATTAATTCTTTACCACCGTCAAGTTTCTTTTTGTTGTTATATCTTTCTTCCTTAGGTTCTACAACAAACCTATATAAGCTTTTCATGAGTATTCTAAATCATACTCTACAGAAATAGCCAT